GGTAGGTGGTTAGATACGGTAATAGATGAGAAATTCAGTGGTTCCTGAACAAACAATGGCGATAGAAGACCCAGAATGGCAGCACCGTGATTATGTACTTCATCAAGCGGTAACCCAAGTTCTAGTAGTTCTCTTTCTCTTGCTTTAGTTGCCACTGTTTCCATTCTCTCAGTATCCTTCATGGCTTTAACAAGATTACCATTTACACCTTCAATTACGTGAATGCCATGGCGCTGATCTTCTATCTTTACTCCTAGTCCCCTAGTCAGATACACAAAAGCAGTACCACTGAGAATATCAGTAGCTTGAGCCATGCAGAAGTTTCCAGCTTTGATCTTGTCCATAACCTCTCCAATGGTATACGCGCCTGTAATCTCTCTAGCCACACTAGGTAGTGGAACTTTGGATTCGCCAGTGAACCAACTGTGGTAGATATATGGAAGATCCTTGATAAGTTGACTCATCTGGGCTTCCTCTTCCATATACTGCATCAGTAGATCATACACCTTCAACTCAATTTCCACGTTCTCATCACGCTGTTTGTATAAGCATGTGTCTGGATTCTGTTCATTCCAAGTAGCTGGATATGGATGTCCGGGACCCTTCCAGAAACGTACCCACATACTAAATAGGAACAACCAACTGAAGAACTTAATAGACGCAAAGTACCACCTTGCACCCCACTCGGTTTGTTTCTGTAAGGTGCTCAACGCTGCTATCAAACGCCTATCGGTATTCAAACCATCTTCCATCTTTTCCTTCAACTCTACCATCTGGGTTATGGGTGGAGGTGGTAATGGTCTTCCGGCATGCTTAGCTTCTATGCGACGTAGGTACTTCAGCAATGAAGTAACTTGTTTAGTATTCATAAACTTACTAACACCAGCACCAGTGTACATATCAACACGTTTAATCTCAGGATCCCAATCTGGGTTACGAAACTCGAAACCAGTAGGGTAATCGTCAAACGACGCCATCAACTCATCTACCTGATAGCATTTACCGCTATATATCTTGTTCTTGGGACCATAAACTAAGAACGCGCTTGTACTACCTTCTCGTTTGGCTTCCTCCAGTACAACATCCCTCTCTTCTCTCATAATGTAATGAGGGAGATAGCCATTTACACACTTTCGAGAGACAGAGGCTACCCATCTATTGTCCATAAAGGCATCTGTAACCATTTTGAGGAAGTCGTCTCGGTCATCGAACTTACCTAATTTAGTGAATTCTTTTACCTTTTCGTCACTATATCCACCAATAAGTCTGTCAATAATGTCAAAATCGCTGAAGTGGAAAAGAGATGGGTAGTGTAAACTAAATGGTGGCGAGTTCAGAGAGTTCAGAGAGTTACCCCTGGTGTAGATGTATGTAAATAATGAGTGTATCTCAATACTAAATATGAAACCTCGTGTCCCCACTTTACTATTATCGGGTGTAAACGTAGCCTTACTGTCGTCGTATAAGTTGACAGCTAATCCGTTAGCTGTTAGAACTTTCTTAGTGTGTACACCAACAATCTTCTCCTCTCTATCCCTTGATGCTGCTTCCAGGTATTCATCCACGAACTTCATTATAGGTTTTGCATCGGGAGAAGATAGCGAAGTGTACACATCTGTTTTGATGTAGTCACTGACATCAGTTGTATACTTGAATCTCCACTTTTCATGAGTTTTCTTGGCTAGTAGGTAGCCATAGTTTAACGTCTGTAATTCATCGATCTCTATTAGCTTGCTATACTTGTTGTAAAATGCGAACTTAGTTGGATCGAAGCCTGGTAGGATGACTTTACCAGTTAGAGCAGCGTATAACCAAGCTGCATGAGTGTCGGACATTAGGTTAAATAAGTGACTAGATAATATGCCAGCGCATAACCAATATAGTGCGATCTTAGGCAATCCTATTATATTAACAGCCCATACTTTAGCAGCAGGAATGGCGGAGACAACCGGTTCCGGCTTGGTAATTAAATACCATTGCATGAGTATGGACTCTAGATGACCATCAATAGCACTTTCGCTAATGCTGTTAATGAATGAGTCATTAAGGAAAATTCCATCACCTAATCCTATGAACCACATTGAACCACCGTTCATTGTCCAGGGTTTACTGTTATTTAGCTCTTGTTGTGTCTTGTAACCGGTAACGCGTTCAACACTATCCAAAGAGAATGGTAGATTTGGAATGAATTCAGTAGCTAGAACGTTTGCAACTTGAGAGATCGCGTCACCAATTTGAACTTCCCGTTGATTTCCGAATAGATGGAGGTATACTACCTCAAACGGTAGATATCCATCCTTAGTTACGGACTTATGAATAGCAATAAAGATTCTACCATATATATCTTCGTACACAGCAGGTACTTTTCCTGTAGGAATGGGAAATACCATGGTGGTAGGGTAGAATCCTTTTACAAGCTTTTTAAAACTCAAATTCGCTACTCTATAACACAATCAATATTATTACTTTGAGCCCATAGAAATACCTCATACATCTCTTCCATCCCTATCTTACCATTGTGCATAACAAAATAATGATGAGCGTCGTTACATCCACCGAGCATAGTCTCGCTATCGTTGTAGTGTATGAGTCCTATAGACGATGGTGGAAAGTATTTGGTCCAGGTAGTTAACCATAACATAGGATGGAATCCTGCACTATATACGTGGCAAGTGTCCACGCATATCTTAACTCGTTTTCGTTCTTCTTCATTGAATCTATTGTAAAACGCAGCAAACTCTACGGGATCACAACAAATATCATTACCCTCACTGGCTGACGTTTCTAAAAGGATCGGTGTTTCTGGAGTTGCTTCTACCATAGCCTGTCTGACGTAGAACTCCATGTTATTTAGCGCTGTTACATAGTCGGTATCTGAGGCTTGACCCATATGTACTACACTACCTTTGAGTCCCATTAATCTACAATATCTAACATCGCTAGCAATCATCTGTAATCTATTGGTGTTGCGACTAGCGAAATTGAAACTCAACGGCGCATGAGAGTATACACGTAATCCACCTTGTCTAACCACTTCCGCAGCTTGTAGTAGTTCATAGTCTGGTATATTTCGCGAATCTCCTTGCGTTTGAATGTACATCTGGAATGGAACTCTATTGGTTGGTAATCGAGTGCATGCTTCCCCTACAGTAATTCCGCCACGACTGACACAATTACCAACATAATGGAGAATGGCGTCTCCGATATCTAACCTAGTTATACCAGCAGCAAATCGTTGACCTTGATATAATAAGTTACTACCACTGAACTGAATACGCCAAGCGAAGCGTTTATGATCCCACGCGCTAACATTCATATAGAATGTGGTCTTCTGTACTGGTAATAGTAGTCCAGCATAATTGACTACAATACCATTCTCTCTTAGCACTGCGACATCCGCCAGTAATTTAACAATAGGTTTTATCAATTTAGTTGAAGTAGAAGTTGATAGAATATTGATGGCATAACCTTGGTTTCCACCCGCTACTATGTTGACAGTAGTCTCAATATCCTGATAACGATATATGGGATTTAGTTGAACTTGATGTCCGCCAAAGGCTGCATGTAAATATCCCTCTAACTTGTTCAACCACGCCATAGACTTGGGTTCCAATATAGAAGCTTCCACAAATTGATAACCTCCCAATGACCTCCATATATCTATGATGGACATACGCCAATCATTCATTACTGGAGGAACATTACCTATATTAGTCACGATAGCTACCTGTTGTATTATGCGAGTAGTAAGAACCTCTAACAATGATATGAATTTAGTTTCTACATCTGGATACGATTTACGCCATTCATATACCCAGCTGGGATATCTGGTAGTATTAGCCTTCATTTGTTCGCATAATGGTCGTATAGTTGTAAGCTCTTGATTTTGTGGTATATAGCCCGCGAACTCCAGCTGGAGTGGAGGCATTATTTGTACAATATCTGCTACTCGGGACATGATGATAGTGGGCTATATTATAGATAAGCCTGGATATGGGTCAACACTGTTGATGTTAAATTATTCCTAATGTGGTCTCCGATAGACTATAATTGCGTTTTAAATATACAATTTCTTATTCTATGTATTCACCGGCTTTGATCTTAGACAACCCGATAACCTTTAACACCTGGTCTTACAATGGGACGTGATGTTGGAGTAATTCTACTTCCGACAGATGACTTATCGGTACTCATAACAATGGGTTTAACTCTTGATCCGTCAATCGTAGTGTTTGGTAGTGAGGCAACCGTGGAAACCGGCATAATACTGGGAGTTGCATTAGTATATGTTTGAGGACCTGTGCCGACGTATCGCATAACAGTAGGTACTGCGCCTGTCGGCACTTCAGTTCTCATGCTACCAAACGTTGTAGTAGACGGAACAACACTTGGAGAAACGCCGGGCAAAGTGCCGGGTAAAGTGCCGGGTAAAGTGCCGGGCGAAATAAAGCCAGGAGGTCGTGCGGACTTGGTGAGTTCACCGGTTCCACTAACCGCTGTTGCAGTCGTAGCCGCGGTAGCCGCAACAGCAGCAACATCTCTACCACAAGTACTGCATGTACTGGCCCCAAAGTTAGAATAAAACGCATACGCCTCTTCAAATGTTGGCTGATACTTACCTAATCTAGCATTTACCGAGTTATGTAGTAACCACGACCAATAGAAACATCCGATATCTCTGCCTTGAGCATCGTACATATTAAAATATTTCTTTATGTCATGGGTGTCTATAAATAGACGAAAATGCGGTTGACAAGTTTTACATCGAAAGGAGTCACATAATGCATTTGTATTTGATTCGTAAGCTGCTTTCATAGCGGGGGTAATGGCTACCACTCCTTGAGTATGCATTACATACCACATACCTGACCCGCACATATGCGGTTGGTGATATATATTAATATCCATTGCGTTAATTGTTCACGTTCTTTGTTGTAAATTAAAAATGTTAATATATCACCACCATCGGCGCCAAGTGTAAATGGGTTTGTATTTCGCTAGTTAAAAGGTTGGCCTTCCAACCAGTCCAATTCCCAATTTATACCAACATGGCTATGCACCAACCTTCAAATAATGAAATCGCCAATCATCTAGCGTTGATTGCAGAATACTACAAATATAGTCGCGATAAGATTAGGTACGGTGTATTTAGTAAAGCCGAAGCTAATGTGAGAAACTTCTCTGTTCCTATTATATCTGGAGACCAAGCAATAGCGCTAATACCTGGAATAGATAAGGGTGTAGGCAGTACCATTGGAGATTTCATACGAACTAGTTTGTCTCCTCCTTTTCAACCAACTAGTACACGCTTACAAAATTTAATGGTAGAGGACAAGGGAGGATTCTTCACAACTAGACAGTCATTACAACAATTTAGTAAAATACATGGAGTAGGAGACGTAACAGCACCATTACTAGTACAACAAGGATATAGACGTGTGGAAGATTTAGTTAATGCTCAACTTAATGATGTACAAAGATGGGGATTGTATTATTACTATCACTTTCTGGAACGGATACCTAGATCAGAAATGGATGAAATTATCGCGTCTATTAAGACCTGTTGGAATGGTATGAATATCCCCAATTTAGCTTGGATTGTAGCAGGTTCTTACAGACGCGGTGCAGTTAGTTCGGGTGATATTGATATCTTAGTAAAGGGCAACTATGTTCCCCAATTTAATCGCCCCATACACCCGAGAGATTTAGCAGCAAGATTGATTGAATGTGGACTCGTCAAGACTACACTTGCTTCGGGTGATACTAAGTATATGGGCGTTGCTCAGTTAGGTCCAGATAGGATAGCTAGGCGTATAGATATCACAGTTATTCCACCAGAGAGTATATCATTCGGTTTACTTCATCATACTGGCTCAGACGCCTTCAACGCTAAATTACGTGGTTATGCTAATAACATGGGTCTAACCATCAACGAATATAGAATGAAGGAAAATAGCACAGGTAGAGAATTTCCAGCTGCGAAGGAGATAGATATTTTCCATATATTAGGTCTAGAATATGTAGCGCCAGAGCACCGAACTGGTGACGTAACACTGTTGCCACTGAGACGCTACTAACACAATAAAACCTTTTTTAAAAGTTGGATATATCAAATTAGTTGTAGTCTTTAACCCAAAAAATGTGCAAGAAGTGCTCATGCAAGAAGTGCAAGAAAGGAAAGTGCTGCAAGATTAAGGTCTGCGCACGTAATGGTCATGATGGAGCGACTGGTGTTACTGGTGGAACCGGGGCTACCGGACCAACTGGAGCCACTGGCCCTTCGATGACCTTCTTTATTGAGACCGCTGTCGATACTACCAGTCCTCCCATCAGTGGACCCCTGCCTGTTACCAATGGGGATACTGTCAGATTCTACAGTTCTAATCCTGCTCTGAATATTATTGCCACCCCTGGATCCGTTGATGTTGGTTTCTTCTTGACACTGCCTTCCGGATCTACCGGTGGAACTGGAGGAACTGGAGGAACTGGTGGAACTGGTGGAACTGGTGGAACTGGAGGTACAGGTGGAACTGGAGGGACGGGAGGCACTGGTCTATCAGGAGGAACCGGAGGTACAGGAGGAACTGGTGGAACTGGAGGAACAGGTGGAACCGGTGGTACCGGATTGGCTGGAGGAACAGGAGGTACCGGAGGTACTGGAGGCACTGGTCTATCAGGAGGAACCGGAGGTACAGGTGGTACAGGTGGAACTGGTGGTACTGGTGGTACAGGTGGTACTGGAGGCACTGGTGGAACTGGAGGTACTGGATTGTCAGGAGGTACTGGAGGCACTGGTGAAACAGGAGGAACAGGTGGAACCGGAGGTACTGGAGGTACTGGAGGTACTGGAGGAACCGGAGGCACTGGTGAAACAGGTGGTACCGGTGGTACTGGAGGAACTGGAGGAACTGGAGGTACTGGAGGTACTGGAGGAACTGGAGGTACTGGAGGTACGGGAGCTGGAGCTGTTGCACTATTCAGTTATGGTAATTCCGTCGATTTGAGCACGCTGGGACCTTTTACTATTGGATTTGGTTCTAGTTTGGTTGGCGTTCCTATCTCTGCGGGTCCTGCTATCGCCGGAGCTTACTATACTCGTGTCTCACGGGCTGGTACTATTCAGAACCTATATTTCAGTATGCAGTCCACAGTTAGCGATTCGGTCGTGGCTCCTACAGCCACTGCCGATCTATATGTTGCCACAACTACAGGCGATCCTAGTTCTGTAGTCCCAACATTCGTTTTGACCACCGTTACTACAACTGTTACTTTGCCAACCACTGTTGGTAGTTTCTTCAGGTCCAATTCCGATATTGTTAATTCCATCGCCGTTGGTCCAGGTGATTATATCGCATTGGTGATTACCCTGGGTGGTACATTTGCAGCCAACTCAGTGGGAACCACGTTCGAGGCAGGACTTGAGATTGTCTAAAGTCCATATATCCCTTAATTGACCAAATTAACACCCTGTTACCAACTATTTTACCACAATACACCCCTAAATTATTGATACCTACTGATTTTTAAAACATTGATATACGATCCAACCACCGACATATGTTTAAAAAAGATTCCTAGTGTATGAAACTTATATCATGGATCTCTTAGCATATCTAACGTTCGGCGGGAAGAGGGAGTATATCCCGCGACCTCCATCTTTGCCCGAAATTCGCTACATAAAAGCCGGTTCCCACTCTGAGAGTCAAGTATGCGAATTGGTTGACGCCAAACTAAAATCCGTTAGAGCTTCCCTTAAATCTTGGAGACCCAAACTACCCAAAGAAGTCATAGCTGCAGGTAAGCCTCCGCCTCCTCCTTTACCTATCGTAGCCCCTACAGTAAAAGTAAGTTGTTCCCCAGTTGGAAGTAGGTGTGTGGTGACTAAGGAAACATTACGTTTTATTATAGCAGATCTCAGGCCTAAGGAACGCCGCTACCGACCCAAGAAAGAGATAACCGAAAAACGTGAACAACTCGGCGATGGAGCTAACAGGGTGGGTTCTTGCTTTCGCATGGCAAATCTTACAGCAAGCGTGGTAGAAAGAACAAAGAACAAATTAAGAAAATTGGATGCGGACACATGCGCTAAGCGATGGAGTGGAGATATTTTATTATCGGATGGTAGTCGAGACTCAGAATCAGGTAACGAAAGTAGCTCCGATAGTAGCGCTTGTGGTAGTCAGAACGATAGTCACGATATTCGCAATGGTAGTCAAGAGGAATGGAAACCAGATCAATCGCAAGTAGACAATCCCATCTGCGAAGAATTCTACTCTGTATTCCGCATGGGTCTATCAGATTACTTTGCACAAAAGAGAGCTACTAGAGCTCCTATCAAGTTGCTTCCACCCCCTCCTCCAAGAGGAGACGTTAGAGAAGTTACCAAAGCAGATATTGCTTCAGTCTGTCCTTGGACTAAATTCATGAGAAGTGAGGATATGGAGTCTAGTATTACCGATAGCTGGAACGATGACTTTTGTAGCACTAGTAGTCCTTCTAGTGGTAATTCCTCTAATGGAGGTCCTTCCAGCAATCGTCAAACGTTTATTGTACCGCAGGATGGACATGGACCCTTCCCAGTTAAAGCTGGAGAAAATATTGTATTTCATACCCATGTACCCATGGGTAGACAACAAATGCACGTACCAACAGATTATGAGTCCAGACATTATATACCAGCCATATATAGACCGGTAAACGATGATCTACTAGATTTAATACAACGTTGTTCTGTCCCCATACAAGGGAAAACGGAAGGAAGAGAAGGAAGAGAGGAGGACGGTGAACTCGATGGTAGACTGGACGATGATGATGTTTGTGAACTGTATCATTCTGAGGAAGTAGAGGAACGAGAACTAGTTGAATTCGAAGGGGAGATGCTAGAAGAAATAGTTGTGGAGCCATCTACCGTATCCAACTTCCAAGCGACCAGCGTTACTGAGCATGAAGATGGTAAAGTTTTTAGCAGCTGGTTACACTTGGGAACTCCGATTGAAAACTCAATTGGAGAGTGTACTGGACCTATCGAAGCTACTGGAGAACCTATTGAATATGGAGTAGGATTCGTTGAGAGACATCTTAGTACAGACTCTGGAAGTTTCAATTCTAACAGCGATTCAGATGTGTACATCAGCACAGATTCGCTATCATCCGATATGTCTGGAACATCTGATACTTCGGATTCATCAGCAATTATGGATGATATCAGCATGTCTATGAAGCATGTCAGTGAGTTATACCGCGATTCACTTGAATGCCTTGAATGTCACGAACACTGTGGACAATCTCCGGATGAAATTGACACGCGCCTTACATCATCTGACATGTTTACCGATTTAGGAAGCTGGTCTGGTATTAAACGATACACTGATACTAGAGTATCTGATACCAAAACATGGTACAGCGATGACGACAGATTATCAATTAATGATTGTATGGGTCATCTATCGGATTCTGATTATTTAGATGTGTCAGGCGGACCATGCGGACCGTGTCAACCGTGTCAACCGGTGAACTCTCTACTGGAGTCTGACGCCATAACTGAGTCTGTTAACTTAGTATCTTCGGTTTCGCTAGATAATTTTAACGCCCAATGTTGTGACCTTCTTCCATCCATCTGCGATGATGGTACCATCATCACTAAATGTTCGGAATCGACTACTGACCTGACTGCCAGTTTGTCAGCTAGTTTATCGGCTAGTACCTCTGATAGTGACTTGGATAGCGGACCAGATAGCAACGCTAGTACCTCCGACAGTGACTCTGAAGGCGATACAAGTTGGTGTACTCTTTGCAATCCCAGCAGTCGTTGCGGCAATCATTGCGGCAATCATTGCGGCACATGCGATAGTGTTATTTCTCATGATATCCGTCATACTTACCATCATCTAGATGAATACACAGATAGTAATTCCGACAGTGACTCCGACAGTGACTCAGATAGTAGTTCGGATAACGACTCTAGCGAATCGGATAAACCAACCTGCGTCGGTAGCGAGTACGTGTCTTCCATGAGAAGACGCAAGATTATTTCTCGTTAAGTCCGACATTTGAACATTGTATAAATTCACTATTTGTATATCATATCAATATAGCATGTACTAGATATAGACACATTAAAAACTTTTTAAAACTGTACAGTATGACGTATTTTAGATTAAAATATAATGGAGTCGACTTAGAATACTGGGATGTGATGTAACCATCCAGTCGATTGGTTAACAGCAACGAACTAGCTAAATAACAAATGTCTACTACTGAGCAACCCACTACGGGCAATTCGAACGTTGTAAACACTGCTTACTTACCCGATGAACTCGATAGCTTAGTTGAGGCTACTATGCGCAATCTAAGTACGTACTCACTACAATGGGAAATGGAAAAACTAGAGATACAAGAGTTCGATAATATGGATGGAGAGGACGACGAAGATTGTGACGACTGCGAACATGGAGACGATGATACGGATGATGTGGACGATTTGGATGAAGATGACAATAGTGATGGCGATACTGATTATCAGACTATGTTCGATAACGAATTCCAGTTAACTACCACTGCTACCGGTGACGAAGATGATAGTAGCGGTAGCAGTGATAGCAACGACAGTAGCGATTGTTCTGATGACAGCTACTACTCCGATGAAGATGGCTACCTAGATGCCTACTCTTCCGGCTCTTCTGATTCGGACTCTTCTGATGAAGAGGATATAACCGAAGAAGAGAGAACACGCAGACGCGATCAGTTGACAAAACTTATTTGTGACAAGATGGGTGGAGCTGACAAACTTCTGGACATGTATGACAGTTGTATGGTTAACGACTGTGATGGTGGTTCGGACTCAGGGTCCGGTTCAGGAACTAGTTCAGGGTTCGGGTCACAACCAAATGCTGGAACACAACTGCCACTTCCCTCTGACACCTCCGACAGCACCAGAGATGATAACAAGATGTTATCAATGGCTGAATTAGTTATCGCCATGGGACTTGGTGATAAGTTAAAGAGCAAGGTTCCTAGGATCAGAATCAGCACTGACGATGGAGAAACAGTATCAGTTAAATACAATCATCCAGCTTTTGATTACAGCACAGTCCTAGCTGATGCAGTGTCGCGTAACGAGAAGAAATTGCATATCAGCAATGTCACTAAGGAGAACATAAATGATTACCTATCATTTGTGGAGGCTGGAGACCTAGAGGACGTGGATGACGTTGAGGGTGCCATTGAAGTCACGAATGAATTGGGTGATGATCTCAATTACTATCGTTTGATGTTCCCACGTTACACGCATGTTGCGGTGGATGACAATAGTCAATTCGTTGATGAGTACAACAACATTGACAAGATAAAATTCGAACAAATAAACATTTTCATCACATATACCAACATTGAAGTGTCTGACATATTACCAGAGTCATGCCGTTGCGATGTAGAGTCCGTGGCGTTCAGCATGTCATCTCCCACAAATGGAGAAAATTGTGTGTACTTCTGTCGTTGTATGGATGGTAGCGTTGTTGCTTATATCCCATACTATATGACTAAGGTAACCAACATCGACGAGAGGTTACTGGAGTGGGGTTACGGCTTCAATATCTACTACGATGGCGAATGTCTGTTGTTCCAAACCGACAAACTACTGGAAATTATCTATGTGGTTGGTAGTGGCGGTAGTAAGACTCAGATTTCTGATATGTCCGACATATCAGACGTGTCAAACATATCAAACATGTCCCATCAGATACCTGTGAACTTGTGTGGTACTGGTAACTGTACGGTGGAAAGCACGTCAGAAAGTGTGGTTGAAAGCACACCAGAAAGCGCAGTTGAATGTACCGTTGAATGCGAACCGCGGCCGACAATCGACAACAGACAGGCCACAACCGACGTAGACGCTACTCCTCAACTAAACGTTTCATCTGATGAAGAGGATGAGGTTGAAACAGATTCAGAACCAGATTACGATGGCTATGAATATGACAAGTATCAATATTACGATGATGACGAATATCAGGTGTGTAAGCAACACTTGAAGATAAACAGTAATGTATACTTCAACATTACTGGCATCGCTAAGAACGCGATACGTGTTATCATAAATGATCCACCGTCGCTAACCATATACTATGGTCACCTGTGGAATCATGAACATCGAGGCAATGATTATGTTCTAAACTTCGATGCCCCAACGCAAAGCTACGATGAACCTATCATCGTAAATTAATCTGTCTAGTACACATACTACGTTTTAATATTACTACTTAATTGATGACTTCAGTTTTTAAAAAGTTGATATGTATCCAGTCTATGAACGGAGTTCCATAGCGCACGTAATCGCGTACAACTATTATCATTTATGGATATAACAGCAAATAATCAAGAAAGTGATATACAACGTGTACTAACGTCTGCTATTAACGACATAATGGAGTCAATTGGAACAGAGGCTCTTACATCCAGTTCGGTTAGTAGTCCATCTACAAGCGAAGAAGACGCCTCCGAACCGCGAGCGAACGTAACACTATTTAACATTGTTCATAGTTCGGACGCAGAGCTGTACAACTATGAATTTATGTTGAAATATGACATGTTCGCCCCTGATGCGCTCCTCAATGTGCTACCTACACTATACAAGGTTAAATTGGAGTACATTATATATCAGGCAATAGTCAAACACATACCATATCACAAACAGTACTTACATGATGGTAGGCATGTGCTAGTAGCTAAACCTCTTTTGACAGTAATGGCTGTAGCTGGAGGCTGCAGATTGACTGACATAATGCAACGCTCCGACGACACAATATGTATCCAGAACAGCCTAGCCAGCAATGAGGACGTCTTACGAGCGCTTAATATCAGTAGCGATAGTAACGGTATAAGCGATTTTACTGCTGACTTCCTATGTGCTAATCTCCAGGTATCCACTATGATGACACCTGCAGATATTGCCAATTATTTACGTTTGGTAATATTGAACGATGAGTACAACAAGAAGGATGTATTAGATAACTTAGTTGTTGTGCTAAGCGCTAGTGCCTACAATATCCCTGATCTTCTACCGTCTACTGTGAGTCTAGAAAACCAACGCGGTGTATCTCGTCTCCGTCGGCGATGGAATAAACTTAACAACGTATGGCCAGAATATGCTACTAAAGTTTATAGCCCGTTTGTCAGGGAGCTAGTCCAGAACTATATGATTCGCGATGAGCAACCAGTATGCGATGAATTACTCAAGTTTATCAAGGATTATCTGCCGGACTTAGAACCTAAATGCCGTTGGACACATTTGGTCACAGGGCTGAAACGTAGACCTCTGAAAGCTCAGGCTTATCTGCTGGGACTGCCGTATCACAAACCAAACGAGAAACTCATCAAGGAGAAACTTCAGAAGCTAAACGAAATTGGCGAAGACGAATATCTGAAAGAAATAGCTCGCATTAATTCGACCATCGTTGGACAAATCGGACAAGCTGGAGAACAACTGATACCATTCAACTCGGTTAGACCGGTTAATTTTGGTAATGACGAAGATCTAGCTTTTGTGCCACTGGATGACACAAATCCAAATGATATAGTTGCTAACAATATTGGAGGTACTATCTATCGATACACTGTGAGAGATTACAGACACTTCGCTGAGTCTACCGAGTGTCCGTATACTCGAAGTAAGATTAAAGCGGATATCATTGATAAGCTGACATGTAAGACTGGTCATGCTGCTCACGAAGGTATACCGTTCAACGAATCATTATCAACAACTTGGGATAAGATACGACAGCAAGAAGAGAAAAGGATAGAGGAGTATGATCGCAATTATCGTGCAAGTCTGGACGCAATAGCTAACTATAACATTCCTGATACAGTAGTATCGGATAAAGTGACACCAGAAAGCGCTACCCAACCAATTCTACCTGTTACGGCGCCAGGGTCGGTTACAGTGGTAGCTCCGGCACCTATTGTTGGGTACTCCGGTTGTCCTCCATTGCCAATGATATTATATCAGAATATGCCTCCAGTGTCGCAGAGTAGATTACCGTCTCTATCCGGTATGAGCGCTGGTGTAAACGTGGGACTAAATAACCTAATGAGTGGATGGAAGAGCATTAACTCCAGTACATTCTCCGCCAATTCGGCCGGCAATTCGTCCGCCAATTCATCTAACAGCTCATCCAATCGAAGTAACTTGGAAGGTAGTTCTGATGACGAAGACAACTAATACTCTAGATACAATAGACTTACTAGCTTTTTAAAAAGTTATTGGTCTAACTTAGACTAGTTAGAAGCCCCGTTGTATAAAAGTACGCAGCTTACTATCGCAGTATCCACTTATACCATTATATCTTTGAGTCTCTCTATTCTTCCACTCTTCAATATCTATCGGGGACCAGTTAGTGTCAAATGGTTCTGCATACCGACAAAACCATGTTTCCAACTGTCTAGCTGTAGTTAATATGGTTCCAATGCGTTGCTGTCGTTCATCCAAACTAACCTTTGACTTGTTAGTTTGATCCAGAAATGCAACAAGCAAGGACTGGTCAGTCTCATATATGGTAAGTGCATCCCAGAACGTCTTAGTTTGTTCGGTCGGCGCCATCCACCCAGATAGATCTCTATCGTTACATTGTTTAATGATCATAGAATCCTTCTGAGCCTGTCGAGAGCCACTTATTCTAGCATTAATACTATCATTTATGATAACTTTAGATTTCTCAACTTGTTGAGTAAGATGTTGGCCTTCCATGATATCCATATCCCTAACATATACTTGACGTACGCAATCGCCATCAAATATTAGAGCCGTCTCCGGTTCAGCTATGGGAACATCTGGCTCCAAAGATAATTCAGTTGTTGGTTCTCTATTGGGTAGCACTTCTCCTAGTTGCCACCATTTGTTATCGGGGACTGGAAGTACGATAGAGGGCTCGTCATCGTTATAGCGCTTGGTGTAGTTCGCTTTTTCCGGTTGAGGTTTACCAGTAGTAATTACATGTGTTAAACTTCTACGAAAGGCGTCCACAGGAATGTTCAAAGCCGTAGCCGCTCCACTACCGCGGGTCAATCCACTCTGGCTGGAACTAGTTGCTTTCCCCTTACCTTTTGCTGTCGATGTCATCATATTACCATCATTATTAACTTCATATGTGGTATGTAAAGATAACATGGACAGCGACCTAGGAAGTCCACTGTTACCTCCATATGTACTATGATTTCCATGTGAAGGTGTAGAGTCCACAACTTCAGTTATTTCCTTGGTCTTAGTAATACTGGTTTCACCCTTTGTGTTTCTCCATGGCTTCCCGCTGCCGCCACTACCACCTTTGAGACTAGAAAAGAAGCTCTTAGATAATGAAGACAGAGTTAATTTATCAGTTTTGTTCGAAGACATTTCTGTAATAAAATTAGTATATGCGAATAGTAAAGAGCGAAGAACAAATTAAGGAGAATTTGCGTTCAAGGCGAATAGTAAAGAGCGAAGAACAAATTAAGAAGAATTTGCGATCAAGGCGAATAGTAAACTAATCAATTGAGAAACAATGTCATCAAGTGAGGAGGAAGACTCTTTGATCGTCAGTGACGAAGCGGCGTTGCCTCGTCTTTCTAGATCTGCAACTATAGAACGCCGCGGTGAGCTGTTTGTAATAAATAGAGATTTTGATCCCGGACGTATGTTCGATCCTCAAGCAGTAGAATTAGAAACGTTAGCTGATAAAATTTACACAGACTCTATGAAGCTATCAGCTAGAGCTAATAGATTCGCTATCGTCTATAAGTATGTATGGTGGTCTATAGCTTTATTTATAATGATATCTGGGGTTTTAATTGGAACACTAGCAGTGGAGGACAAAAAGAAATCTGCAACTGATTACGTTGTCTCTGTTCTTGGTTATTTAACTACAGGCTCAATGGGTGCAACATTAGTTGGTAAAGTAGCGGAACATGGCGTGGAATATAAGAAGCAGGCAATGAAACTTAAGGAATTAGGTATGCAGGCCAGCCACGATAAATTAGAAGTCAAAGATCCTGCGGAGCTGTATCAGAGACTCAATAAAGCAAGTCAGAAACTCAATAACTTAGACTTAGAGATGTACCAAATAGGTATGGGTGACTCTGGAAAGCGTGCAGAGCAGTTAGCGGAAAAATCAGCTACTGCTAGAGATAGCGCTATGTCATCACCCGAACGTAACGCCAGCAGTAGTGATGAACGGAATAGTGATGAACGAGCTAGTGGTGAACGGAATAGTGGTGGACGAGACAATGGTTACAGTAGTGACGATTATGATAGCGATAACCAATCAAACGATGAAACTAACGGCAATATATTCGATCTTAGTAACATACAATTGCAGGGGACCAATAAAGGTAAAGGTAAATCCAAGGATAAACCTGGGAACCAACATGGGGACAGACGTAGTAACCGTAAGGACAATAAGAAGTCGCAGAGCGTATTCAACATGTTAAAGTTTGGCGGTAAATCGAGTTCTAAAGTAGGTGGTGGTAGCCGTAGTAACGGCGGTAACCGTAGTAAGAATGGTAAAGACAAAGGTAAAGGTAAACGTAGACATTCTCGTAGTTTGGATGATATTTATACCGATGGAGGGTTAAATGGATCCAGTAGCAGAACCCGTAACGGTTCTAATAATGGTTCTAATAACGAATCTAATAGCGACTCTAGTAGTAGACCAAATAGTCAGCCAAACAGCGAGAACAATAGTGAGTCTAACAGCGACGGCAGCCCGCGTATGTTAACTACATCAAATAAGGCTACCGGCAGAGGTATAACTAAAGGCGTAAATAATGATAAAGGTAAAGCCACTAGTCGACCATTAGATGAGCGCATAACCAGGAAGATCAATGATACGCTAGGAGGTGATGTAGATAGTAGAGATTCAACAGACATCGTTGAATTACAGAATTCTGATGAAATTGAAACTAGTATAGACGGTTCAGATAACAAAGGCAGATTTAGAATTCGTACAGTAACGCCGCCCTCCAAGTCCGGTGGTTCGGGTAGTTCGGGTAGTTCAAGGACCAATACCCGTTACAAGGGTAAGGGGAAAGAGAAGGATAAAGGTAGGAGCGAGAAGAAGGATACAGATAAGACCAAGTGGGTGGGGAAGAGTCGTGGTGTAACTTTTAAATTAGAAGATGAAGATAGTGGTCAACCAATTGATATTAGATCCACCAGTATAATATCAAATCCTTCTCTTCTATTAACTGAAGACGATCTGAATGTTTATTCGTTAAATAATTTACACATCAGTCCATCCACTGACGATTTAAGATTGACTCAAATGGAAGAAGGACGAGACGACCCCGATGATACCCTTGAGGAAGACGATGACGAAATTAACAACGATAGCTAAACTTGTCGGACACACCGGACGCTGAGGTTGCACTTCATTTGTGTCTGCAATATCTAACTTCATAACCGCTAAAGTTTACATCTCTAAAAGCATAATGGCAGATACTGGATGGGCGTTGTTGGCGGGATTGATACTCCTTCTGATCTTGCTTATCATATTCCTGATTATTGTAGGATTGATATTCTTCAGCATTTACCGTGGAGGTAATTCTTACAAATATGGATTATTTATAATGGGTGTAGTTGGTATACTACTATTGATTTTGGCATTTGTGTACCTAGTATTTGTCAATGTTAACACAACGACTGAACCAGCGAAGAAACTTAGAGTACAATCGCGTGAGTTGTCTAACAGAATCATTAATCTGGAACGCTCATTATCGGAAGATCCACAACTTCAGACCATGTTGATGGAGGCTACTTCTAGAGAGCCTTATATCGACGTTAGTAAGGATATGTCTGATATTTCAGTATCGAGTAGTGGGCAGTCTCAGGTCAAGGCCATACTGTTGGAAATTAAATCTAACAATGAGAAGATCGGCGATTACTATTCCACCATCTTTGGAGGTAGAGCTGGAAGCGAACTTGTTAGTCTGTTAGATAGAAGGTCTCAATTGTTATACGACTACTATTGCGTTGTGTATGAAGTTGCAAATAAACCCAACATATGTCTCGATGAAGTTCAAGCTAATCTAGAGACCAATTGTCTTGAGTTGGCAACGCTTATTAATGGAAGTAAGAAAATATCACCACGTCGACCTACGTTCCGTTATCGCAATCCGGAAGCTAACGAGATTCTTGCTCCGTGTAAAGACACTATAGACAGAGGATTAAAGAAGTATGTTTCATCTTTGTGTAAGCAGTCCAGAGAGAGGTTGAATACTCGCTATGATAGAGCTTTGGCTTGTGTGAAAGAAGCGAAAGTAGTAAACCAACATATTATTCAGTTGGTTGTGGGTTACTGCTGGAATCTGTATAAGTATTAAATGCAATTGAATATATCTGCATGACAATGTAAGAAGTTTTTAAAAACGTATATATTATACATAGAACGCATTACATAGTGTCTAATATAGAACGCAATACATAGTGTCTAATATAGAACCAATATAGTTGTATAGTTGTAAACATAAAGTTACATCTTCCACTCGCTAACGGTTGACACGGTTGACACGTTCGACATGGCTTGGTTTGTAACAGTACCATTTGCATGAAATGTAGTAACCTCCGAAGTTGCAGATTGTCCAACTTTCCACTTCATAGTCTTCTGTCTGATTGCCGCTTCATGTTTGGCAGTGTCGCTACTACCGGAAGGAGTAAACGTTGGCCAGTTTAACTTTGTTCCATGTGTCCTCTTTGTCCTCTTTGCGGCCTTTATTACCTTGACAAACTCAGCTGACGGCGCTGCAGAAGTTCTAGGTCCAGAAGTTCTAGGTACAGAAGTTCTAGGTACTGGTTCCGCGATAACTGGTTTACTTGGTATACCGGAAGTATTTGGAGAGTCATCGGTAGGATTTAAGCGAAAATTGAAAGTTGAATTGATGATTGAAATAGAAGCCGGGTCCACGGTAGGGTCAACGGTTGGGTCAACAGACAGTTTAGCAGGTTTGGCTGCAATGGGGCGAGTTCTTGCATTTAAGACTGCGCCGTTGGTCTCCGCTCTCTCGTAGTAACATTTTCTACAAGAATAGGTATATGACTTATGTGGGCATCTTGGCTGTATCCAGCGACAAGACTCGCATCTCCATCTAGCCATTTGATGTTTGCATGTTTGTGGTACCCTTGCCTTCGCGCTTGCCTTTTCGGTAGGAGTCTCCGGATTTGAGAAATTAAGCTGATTGGTCTTGCTAACTTCAGTGGTATTACTAGTCGCGGTAACTTTACCCACCGTATTTACGTTAGTTCGGTTGGAAACTGGCGCATCCGTGGTACCTGTAGTACTTGTAGTTACGCTTAATGTTTGTCCGTGACCAGAGTTGTTTACATTAGCTCTAATAGCCCTCAACTTAGATAAACGTTCCACCCAATATTTCCTTCTCACATTGACGGGTAGGGACCCACATGAAGAAAACGATACATGCTTACAACTAAACGGAGTTCTATCTAACCTCAACTTGGTTAGATAATCCTTTAGATGTAACCTTTGTTCTCCCTGGATTGATGGGTCAATATCATATACGATTTTGTTAGTGTTGTGGTTCATATTGTTATGTTGTGGTGTCGATGATACCGGAGGCGCAATTCGAATAATGTTGCGGTATCGTCACTAAGATAATTACCAATTTGATTCACATATACGGATACGGCATTATATTATTTATGTAATTCAACTTTAATCCAACGGTAGTAACGCGAAGATTTTTAAAAGTGTATATGAAGTTAATTGTCATCAATAATTAACCCTGGCTCTTCATCGGTGTCGGTAACACTATCAACGTCTGTATCGCTACCATCATTGTCGTTGGGTTGAGTATGGTTTAGAGGAAGTTGTTCACTAGAAGGTGGAGGTGGATGCGGGATTGAAAGTGGAGCAGAAGATACAGAACTAGCTACTACCTTCTTTCTTTTACAATGTTTGCAATCATATCGGGGTTTTAGATGTACGCACAAATCACTACCGCCACATATCAAACATAAAGAACGTCTCTTCATGTGCTCGCATATCGCCCCACCTTTACATTCTTTGCATATAACTCTTCTTCTAAGATGTTCGCATATTCCATTACCTTTGCAATCTACGCAGTGGTAACGCTGCCTCTTATGTTCACAAATTCCCTTACCTCCACAATCCTTACAGTCATAGCGTTTTCTGCCATGGTCGCAAACTCCCTTACCCTTACATTTCAAGCAACCATAGCGTTTTCTGCCATGGTCGCAAACTCCCTTACCCTTACATTTCAAGCAACCATATCGTTGTACTAAATGTACGCATACTCCTCTACCTCTACATTTTACACAGTTGTATTCTGCTACTTTATGTACACATCGTTTGACTTTTGGACATTTAGTTTTGGGTTCTGGTTGAGTATCCGGTTGAGTATCCGGTTGAGTACCTGGTTGAGTATCTGTTGTGGACTCAACAATAGTAGCGACGTTACTCATGTTTGGAATAGGATCTTGACTAACTTCAGGTTCAATCGCAGATTCAACTACGGGTTCAACCGCAGGTTTAATGTTATCGCCGGAACTATCTAGGGCGGTAACGAGTCCCTGAGCGATAAATTTTCTAATCTTTCTAACTTGGATTAAACGTGTTATTACGAAAGATTCTTCGAAGATACTTACATTATCTTCATCTGATTCGACGAGTATCGGGTTTATACCAGGTTCTTCCATAGTGATATACCATAGGGTTAATCGTATAACTCCAAGCTTCCATATCACTTTTCATTCGCTAAATAGTACACCATGTACCTTTTAAAAAAGTTAATCGCGTTCTTGTACGCCGAATTGTTTAAGCTGGATAACAGCATAATCTAACATAGCTCCTATTTCAATGTCATTTGGAGGTAGTACACGCTGAACGCATTCCCAACTACAGTATGTTCCCTGGAATCCACCATCCCTCATGGGTTTACGGACAGCATGAGTATAATGGCTTATACCCTTACCGCAGCGATCATTGGCACATCTTCCAGTAAACCACTCTGTGTTTGGTTTACTAGTGTCTTGATAACCGAAGGTTAGTGTAGAGTAATAATCCTCTTCCAGCTCTTCTAAGTCATCATCGCTGTCTTTACCACCTCGTTCCCACTCATTACAGAAGAACATTGGATGTCCCAATCTAGCACAGAGTCCTCGGTCATGAGGATCTATTTCCTCACTAGGGTTAGGAGGACCTCCGATCAAACGAAGTATAGGGTCGGTCATAGTAGCAATAACCTCTTCTGACTGACCAGGTACCTGACCTAACATTTCTTTGGTATAGTTAGCCATATCTATGTTAGCAAGCGATTCATCAGTGGGCAACCCAGTAAACAGCTTCAAATAGATATTAGCAGATTCTAGCTCCTTCTCAGTGGGTGCTTGCTTCCTCTGACTGTAGGCAGCCATAATTGAATCTAACTCGCGTTCAGCTAAGATCGTTCGCAATTGTGCATCGTCCTTCCCCAGACCGTGGTCAGTAACCCAATACGGTTTGTCGATGTACGGTTTAGTGTTAGCCTGCACTGCTAAAATGAATTTAGCCACTGGTCCATACTCAACATCGTCATCGTTAGGATTGTTGGTATCGGAGTAAGTTCTACGATAAGTACGCAGGATGTCTTCGTATACGTAGTAATTCTGCTCACCCATAATACGCTGAATGCGAGCTACTGCATGGAGAATGGTAGGATCTTCTTCGAACTTAATGTAGTAAGTGATGAAATCTGAGAAGCTGTACTCTGTTAGAGTCTGGATAATGATGGACGCGATAGTGTCACTATCTTCCATAGTTTCACCCAAATCGTTGAGGGTAAGTAACCACGGAACAAACAAACAAGCGTTAGTATAGTAGTAGCGCTGTCGTTCGTTGAACCACGTTAACAATGTTCTCAATGTAGACCTGTAGATCTTGACTCTGTCTAAATCTCTATGATTCTCCAGAAACCCAGATATACCGGGTACCTTCTCCACAACACCCTCATCATTTGTTACACTAGATTCAGTGTACTCCTCCGGATCATAAGGAATTATCTTAGACGCGACGGACGCTAGACCGATGAAGTCCGTCGTTAGTTGTTTGTAGTCATCATAATCCAAATCATCGAAGGGTATCTGTTTCATACGTATCAACGCATCTGAGGCATTATCGACCTCTATCGCCTCCGTGATGAGGTCGATAATTTGTATCAATTGTTCGTCTGAAGCCATTTGGGCACGTTTATAACATTGTATAAGTATTTTCATCTAGCTTTT